GTTATTTTTGTTTTCATATTGTAGGTATTTGAGCTTTAATCAGACGGTATATAATATATAATATAATGATTATTAACCATATACCACCCAACCATGCTAGGAAATTGACCCAACCCGGGATGTATTTTATTTTTTGTGGCTTTTGAGTTTTTGTTACAAGTTTAGTTTTATAAATAGTATTGCCTCTTACAGTTCTGTAGATAGTATCTACACGGGCAATTACTTTGTATTTGTTATCTCTTACTCTTGATTGTAACTTAATAATAGTTCCATCTTTTTCAGCAAGTCTAGAAGCATATACATTACCTAATGAATCACAGAATAATGTATCTTCTATATATACAGTTTCTCCGGGGATATTAATTGTAGTATCTCTAATTTGAGTTATAATTACTGTACTATCTTTTTGTGTACACAATGGACAGTATTTAGCAAGTCTTTTTTCTAATGAACAAGAAGTAACAAATACTAGTAATAAAGAATATAAGAATAATCTTTTCATTTTAGTATGTCTTATTTAAGATAAAAATGTCACTGTAGATGTTGTTTCCTGCAGAGGCAGCGCCCCATTGCGCTGTTACATCTAATGTATTAGAAATGGTTGTATCAAATGTTGTGTTATTAACTACATTAAATGCAAATCCTTGAACAGAAGCATTGCTAGTTTTTATATAATGAAATGAACCTAATGTTACAATAGATGCTACACCTGGACCCCCTAATGATCTTACAGTAAAATCTATATTTAAAGACCACACATCATTTATAACACCAGTACCTAAATTCTGTGCAAGACTATCTAAAAGAAGAACAGATCCGGCTTTAACTCTAATTCTAATAGTTTGATTATTATTAGCATTCATTACACCACCAAACACAGCCCTAAAACTATCACCTACTTGAAATCCATTAGCTGGTATAGTTAATGTACCTACACCACCATTAATAAGAGTGCTTTCTACAGTAGTGTTAGTAATTATAGTGCTGTTTGCTGTTTGAGCAAATACACCATTAGTGGTTGCTGCAGATCCATGTAAATAAATTTCAGTACTCATTATTTATGATATCCAAGTAATTAAAAATGTTGTACCTGTTGCATCATATGTTATAGAGCCCAATGTATTATTTAAAGCTCCAGCATCATAATTTATAGTTGTTCCTGCTGGTAATACTTGACCATCTACAGAACCGGCAGCAGCTCCTACATTAGCAATAGAAAAACTATAAACTCCTATGGGTGTACTACCAGGTCCTAAATCAGATAAAATTTGAGGTGTTCTTTGTTGACCATTAGTTGTTCCAGTTAAGGCATTAAAAACAGCTTGAATACCCTCAAGTACTTTTAATTGGAAAGGGAAGTTGTTTCCCTTGTTTCCGTAGTCTTTTAAATTTCCTATTGACATAATTTCTATTTATTATCCTATTAACCAATTTGTACCATCAGAAAATACAGGTACTATATTTGCACCACCACCAACAGCAATAGCTCCAAAGTTACCTGTTGCTGTTACTGTAGAATCATTAATCATTGCTCTAGCTCCATCAGAAGAACCACCAGGTCCTCCTAAATCAGTTAATTGTGCAACAGGATATATTAATATTCTTTGATTTGGATCAAAACTAAATGTAGTAATACCTCCAATATTTATATTTCCTTCAATACCACTTATACTATAACCTCCTTGAATAAATACTGGACCGCCAGCTACTAAAAGTGTTGAGGTAAATCCTCCACGTACTGCTACATTACCACCGTTTCCCTGATTTCCTGCAAAACTTGCACCGGCACCTCCAGCATAAATTGCTATATTACCACCATTACCAGCATTAGTAATACCATCACTATCAGAACCACTTCCGGCAAGAAGACGCACACCCCCACCAGTGTCGTTTGCATTTAATAGTTTATCACCACCTCTTACGTCAACTCTGTCTGTAGCTGTAATAAAGATATCATCTCCAAGAAGAGGATCTGTTTGAATAGTTAAATCACCTGTATTTAATGTAAGAGTACCTGTACTATCTAATACAACTTCTCTTGTACCAGCAACTAATCTATCTATGTCTAAACTTGCAGCTAGATTTTGAGCAGTTATAGCACAAGTTAAATAACCATCATCTCTTGTATCATCTTTAACAGCTACAGGAACAAGTGTTTTTGTAGAATCAACAGAAGTGATATATCTACCACCTCTGATCCAACTTATAAAATTTAAAATATCCATTGTAATTATTATGAGTTAATGATCATAAAGTGAACTTTTGCAAGACCATTTAATGCAGCTAAAGCAGCTGTATTAGTAATAATAATTTTAGTAACACCATTACCAACTTCAGTTGTAACTACAGGGCTACCCTGTGTTCCTTTATATTCTAATGAAACTAACAATACAGAAGTTGTTAAGAGTTTATCACTAAACAATTGAAATGTGTTAGAAGCTCCTGCTGCAGTTGTAAGTGATAGAGTTGTTACAACACCACAATGTGTATCAAGTGTAACTGGAGTAGTAGCACTAGTAATTTGAGTAACCGCTCCTTTATCATATAATGACTGTAATGGTGCAGCGTTTACTGCCATTGGTAACCAAGCATCATCTCTAGTTACATCTCTAGACCCAATTGCTAAAAGATTGGGTACATCTGTTGGTAAAGTGGTTCTATAGTTACCCGCTTTAATCCATGATATAAAATTTAAAATATCCATTTTACTTTGTTTTATATATAATTATTAATTTAAATTCTAGCTACTGAAAGAAATCTAGCTCCAATAGAAGATGTTCCTCCAACTGATTCTACAGTAACTACTATGTGTGTATTAAGTGACCAGTTTATAGTTCCAAATGACACTGCATTTTCAAAAATTCCAGAATTGTATGTTGCTCCAGCATTACTTCCAATACCTGAATCAGAGTATGCTTTATTTGGATCTGTACCATTATTTAAAAACTGGCAAAGATTATTAGTAAACCAAATATCTCTTTCAATTTTTACAACTCTTTGATTTACACCTGATGTTGCAGTACTTGTATCTGCAATAAGAGTTGCGCCAGTAGCATTAAAAACAGTTCCTTGAGTGGGGGCTGTATTAGTTATATAAACTTTTGTTTTTAAAGTTGTTGCTGCTGCTACTTTTTGTAATGCAGTTTTTATGCAAAAAATAGGCCAAGAAGTATTATTATACGTGTTAGCAGGTATTGTACTAAATGTAACTACTATATTAGATCCTGGTGCTACAGAAACTAATCCTGATGGAACTTTACTAAAACTTGGTGTAGCAGTTCCAGCTGGACCTACTGGGCCTTGTATTCCTTGTGGTCCTTGTGGACCAGGAGAACCTTGAGATGCTAATAATGCCCAGTTAGTTGGATCAGAAGCAGGATCAGTTGGAGATGGTCCTACATTGTTAATACAAAACCAAGATGCGCCAGCATAACCTACTGCATCATCAACAACATATGTTCCTAATGCAGACCATGCACCTTGCCAATTAAGACCAGCAGGACCTACAGGACCAGCTACTCCTTGGGGACCCATTGGTCCTTGTGCTCCAGCAGGTATGGTTGCTGCAACTTGTGTTGTAAAATTTTGCACAGTCATAGTAACTGATACATAATCATCATCTCTTGTATTAGTTTTTACACCAAGAGGAATAAGTGTTTTTAGTGGATCTACGGTAGAGACAAGTTTACTACCCTTAATCCAACTAATAAAATTTAAGATATCCATTTCTAAATGATTACATACTATATCTATAATATAATAAAAATTATTCAGATAACAAACTATTCAGAAACTAAATGTTTAAAATCCCCAGCTTTGCAACTGAGGATTTACCTGTATGAGAAACAAGGAAACACAGGCTAGAGTAGTAGACCAATTGCTAGTGCAAGAGATAACATTAGCACAATACAAATATTTGCAAGTTTAAAATCATCCTCATTAATTACATATTTCTGTGAGATTCTATCAAACACAGGCTTGTATAATATATGTGCTATTGCCCATAACATGGCAATAACAGTAAACATGATTATAACTGCAACTAGTCTCATTACTTCATTTTTAAAAGTTTCTCAGACATAAGCAAAGCTCTTGTCAAGTCACCTATAGTCTGATCAAATAATAAACTTTTTACTGGAGATCTATTAAGATTATAATTCTCTTTAAGATCTTCAGCTATCTTAGAAAATTTTTCTCTAAGCTCAACAATTTCTGCGGACTCAGTCATCTCTTCTGAGTCTAAACCTACTAAGATATCTCCAAAAGAGTATACCTTAACTTCTTTGAATGCTAGTTCTTCGCTCATAATTTATCTATTCTTCTTTGTAAATATACTAAAGCTTTTTGTAAATCTTCTTTTTTAGTAGAAGTTTTTTTACCAGCTCTTACAATATACTTTATAACATTACCAAGATAAAAGTCTTCATCTAATCCCCAGGCTTCTAGTACATTAAATACCTCATAAGTATTTCCTGCTCCACCATAATACTGTGGTCTATCAAGATTTACAAGTCTATCTGTTAATGGTATCTCTTTAGATACTATCTTATCAAACGGTGTATGCATTTTACTGCTATACAATTGTTCTGATTCTTCCGTAAAGTTTACCATATTATTGCAATGTCTCTTTCAGCAACCATTAACTTAATTCCATCTTCTAGCTCTACTGCTTCAGATGCTTGTAGTCCAGTGATTCCCATGTACACTTTATCCCCCACCTTTACTGATTCTACTTCATCCCCTATAGCATAAACTTCTAACTTAGTCCATGTCTTTCTCATGTCCATTTCAATAGCTATCTTGTCAGCTTCACTTAATTCAAATGGAGATTCTTTTACTTCTGGTTTGTTTAACAAAACCCTTTTTCCTTTTAGTTGCATTTTATTGGTTTTTAATTTTTCAAATAATTCTCTAGCTTGCAGGTTATTTTCTGCAAGAGAAGCAGCCTTTTCCCAAAGTACTTTTTCTTCTAGAGTCATGGACAAATATAAACAAAATATTTATTTACCTTGCCCTCTATATAATTTTTTATATTTTTTACTAGATTTTAATTGACTAGTTTTAGATTTAGCATGTACACCTGGACGGGATACTTTAGTAGTAGTCAGTTTTGTAGTAAGTTCTTTTACTTTTGCCATGATTAAATAATTAAGTACTATATAATATACTCAATTATTCGTTATCATAAAACATTCTATCTGAATCTTCTGTATGCCACTTATCAAATCCCTCGCAATTATAATAATCTTTGTTCACCAAATAATCTGGTCTCTCAGGGAAAGGCTTAGTAACAAAGCTAGGCTCTGACCATTTGATTCTATTGTTTGGTTGCAAAGCTATTTGTCCGTTGTCTAACAAAATAATGTGATGGCTTTTATGCTCTAGTGGATCTTCAGCTAAAGACAAATCTGTGTTAATATCTCCACTCCCCCAGTTTATTGTAGCATAATAACTACCCGGGTAGAACTTGTGGTCTTTCATGTATACCTCTACTGGTGCATCATACAAATATGATAGATGTAATAAAGTAAAGTTATATGAGAAGCAATTCCATATCTGCAAGAAGTGAAAAGGTAGATCAACCTCTGGTATTTTTGGTTCATGTAATAAAGCATGACTAGGGAGCTTATCTCTTAGTACACCATTCTCTAACAATACCTGT